CACCCCTAACCACCCTCAATTAAACACCCCCAACCACCCTCAATTAAACACCCCCAACCAACCTCAATTAAACACCCCCAACCAACCCCAATTAAACACTCCCAATCACCCTCAACTCGGTGGTGCCAGAAAAGCTGGTCGCCCCAAGAAATCAGGTTCCAAAAAGGGTTCAAAGAAAGGTTCCAAAAAGGGCTCAAAACGTGCTGGCTCAAAACGCGCTGGCTCAAAACGTGCTGGCTCAAAAGCTGCTGCCCAAACTGGTGGCAAAAGAAAGGGCTCAAAAAAAGGCTCTAAACGTGCTGGCTCAAGACACGCTTAAATTTCAACATTATAAATAGATTAAATAGATTAAATAGATTATTAAAATCTTTTATTATTAACAATTAATAATAATAAAAAATTTGAAGTTTATTTTTTTAACTATAATTTTACTTAAATATATAATATCAATATTTATCTTATCATGCCACCAAAAACTATTAAAGCCAAGGCAGCAGCTAAAACTGCCAAAACTGGTAAAACCGCAGCTAAAACAGCTAAAACTGGTAAAACTGCAGCTAAAACAGCTAAAACTACTAAAACTGCCAAAACTACCAAAACTGCCACAAAAATAGAAGATATTTTTATAAAAAATAATGAGTCAAAATCACAAAATGGTGACGATTATGGTGATGGTGATGGTTATGGTGATATTAATATTTCTAATAACTCAGATACAAATATGAATAATACTGTAAATACTTCAACAAAAACAATTGAACAAAAATATCAGAAAAAAACACAGATTGAACATATCTTATTAAGACCTGATACTTATGTAGGTGATATCTCAAAACAAAAAGAAATGATGTGGATTTGGGATAAAGATAAACAAAAAATAGTTAAAAAAGAAATTGAATATGTTCCAGGTTTGTATAAGATTTTTGATGAAATTTTAGTAAATGCTAGAGATCGAAATACAGAAGATAAAACATGTGATACGATTAAAGTAAATATTGACCCAGAGACAAATACTATTTCTGTTTGGAATAATGGAAAAGGTATTGATGTTGTTGAACATTCTGAACATAAAATGTATGTTCCTGAATTACTTTTTGGTGAACTTTTAACTTCTACAAATTATGATGATACACAAAAGAGAACAACGGGTGGTCGAAATGGTTATGGTGCCAAGTTAACAAATGTTTTTTCAACATTCTTTTCTGTGGAAACTGTTGACGGTGAAAGAAAATTGAAATTTTATCAAGAATTTACAGATAATCTTTCAAGTCGTAAACCTGCAAAGATTACACAATTAAAGGCAGATAAACCAATTACATATACCAAAATTACATTTAAACCAGATTTAGCTAAATTTAAACTAAAATCTTTAACACCTGATATTGTTTCATTGATGTCTAAACGCGTTATTGATATTGCCGGTGTTACAAGTAAAATGAAGGTATATTTAAATGATACAAAAGTAGATGTCAATAACTTTAAAAAATATATTTCACAATATCAACTTGGTTCGAATTATGATGATCCAGATTCTAATAATTTAAATGATTCTGATTCTGAAAATACTGACACAAATACTGATACAAATAAATTACCAAAAGAAACTGTTTTATATGAAGAAACAAATAGTTGGAAATTAGGAGTTGTATATATTCCTGATGGTAATTTTGAACAAATTTCTTTTGTAAATGGTATTTGTACATATCATGGAGGTAATCATGTTGAATATGTAGTAAATCAACTTATTAAGAAATTAGAAGTAATTATTCAAAAGAAGTATAAAGATGCTAAAATTAAACCAGCTTCTATCAAAGAAAATCTTGTTATCTTTTTAGATTCTGTTATTTTTAATCCAGCATTTACTTCTCAAACTAAAGAAACTCTTAAAACAAAACCTTCAGAATTTGGATCATCATATGAGCCATCTGATAAACTTATTAAAAATTTAGCTTCTACTGGTATTGTTGATCAAATTATAAAGTTAGCTCAGCTCAAGGAAGAATCATTCTTAAAGAAAACAGATGGTAAGAAAACAACATCAGTCAGAGGTATTCCTAAACTCGAAGATGCTGAACACGCTGGTACTAAAAAATCTTCTCAATGTAAACTGATTTTAACAGAGGGAGATTCAGCAAAGGCATTAGCTATGGCCGGTAGATCAGTTGTTGGATCTGAGTATTATGGTGTATTCCCACTCAAGGGTAAGCTTCTAAATGTAAGAGACGCAAGTCCTAAACAACTATTGGAGAATGAAGAGATAATTAATCTTAAGAAAATTTTAGGTTTACAACATAATAAGGATTATACTGATATTAATGAATTAAGATATGGTGGGATTGTTCTTATGTGTGATCAGGATTACGATGGATTTCATATCAAAGGTTTACTTATGAATTTTTTCCATTATTTCTGGCCCTCTCTTCTGCAACACCATAATTTTATATCAGCTTTAGCTACACCAATTGTTAAAGCCACAAAACGTTCTGGTAAACACGCAGATGTAAAAGTATTTTATAATTTAACGGATTATTCTAAGTGGAAAGAACTACCAGAATCTAAACCATATACTATTAAATATTACAAAGGTTTAGGTACTTCCACAAAAGAAGAAGCCAAAGAATATTTTGAAGATATTCAAAATAAACTAATCTATTACACTTGGAAATCTGGTAATTATTTAGAACCTGACTCTGATAATTTAGAAGATGTTGTCGAAAATGGAATTGATGATGTCGAAAATGGAATTGATGATGTCGAAAATGGCATCTATGATGATGTTGTTGAAAATGGCATCGATGATGATGTTGTAGAAGATGTTTTAGAAGAAGATTTAGAAATTGATGAAGAACAGACTGAGATAGGAATTACTTCAAAAGCCAAAGGAAAGAAAAAAGCAAAATCCGATACTACATCTGAAACATCTCCTACAGAAACAGCAAGAGATCTCTTATATAAGAAGGTAGAAAAGAATGCAAAAAAAATCTTTGGCGTTGGTTCAAAATATGTAGATGATTGTACAGAAGCAATCACTTTAGGATTTGAAAAGAAACGAGCAAATTGTCGTAAAACATGGCTAAGAAATTATAATAAAGATCGTATATTATCAAATGATCAAAAAGATGTCCCTATTCCTGATTTTATCCATAAAGAACTGATTCACTTTTCAAATGATGATATTAATCGATCAATCCCTTCACTTGTAGATGGTCTTAAACCATCGACTAGAAAGATTTTATATGGTGCAATTTTGCGTAAACTCAATTCTGCCAAGGATGAAATTAAAGTAGCCCAACTTTCTGGTTTTGTTTCAGATAAAACATGTTATCACCATGGTGAGGCCAGTTTAAATGGTGCTATCGTTGGAATGGCCCAAAATTTTGTGGGATCTAATAATATTAATTTGCTATATCCTTCAGGTCAATTTGGATCACGCCTTCTGGGGGGAAAGGATTGTGCATCTCCCCGTTATACCTTTACCTATCTAGCAGAATTAACTCGTTTAATCTTCAGGCCAGAAGATGATCCAATTCTAAATTATTTAGATGATGATGGTGTATTTGTAGAACCTGAGTGGTTTTGTCCAATTATTCCAATGGTATTAGTGAATGGTGCTGAAGGAATTGGTACAGGATTTAGTACAAAGATTTCACAATTTAATCCATTAGATATTGTAGAAAATTTAAAGATATTAATGGGAAAATCTAAATCTAAAAGCCTTATGCAATTAGATCCTTGGTTCAGAAACTTCACTGGTAGTGTTGAATATGTAAAAGCAAATGAATATATTGTCAAAGGATGTTATCAAAAAATTAATGATGAAACTATTAAAATTACTGAGTTACCTGTTGGAACTTGGACAACTCCTTATAATGAATTTATTGAAAATAAATGTGAAAAAACAAAATCAGCTCAACCACTCATCCAATCCTATAAAAAAGCATATACGGATGAATCAATTGATTTTACTCTGAAAATTGATGAAGATGTACTTGAAAAATTAGAAAAGAATGGTCAAATTTGGTCTAAATTAAAATTAAGTACTCCACTCAAATTATCAAATATGCATTTGTATGATGATGAAGGAAAAATTTCAAAATATGATAATGTATTAGATATTCTAACTAAATTTTATGAAGTCAGACTTCAAATGTATACCAAGAGAAAACAATATTTAATTGGAAAACTTGAAAAAGAACTAAATATCTTATTTTGGAAGAAGAAATTTATTGAACAAGTACTCGATCATACGATTAAGATCTATAAACAAAAGAAAGCAGATATTATTGATAAATTAGTTAAACTCGAATATCCAAAATTAGCAATTGGTTCTGATATTTCTGAAACATATGATTATATCACTGATATTCCCTTGTTCAATTTAACCGAAGAAAAGATTGATGAGCTAAACGCTAAATATAATGCAAAAGATGAAGAGCTTCATAAAGTTAAAGCTACTACAGAAATTGATCAATGGTCTTCTGAATTAGATGAATTTGTTGAAGCCTATAAACAATGGTCAAAAACACATTCAAATTTAGATAAAAAAGGTGATAAAAAAATTAGACCAAAATCTGCACCAGTGTCCAATGAATCTACTAATAATGTTTCAAAATCTAAAGTAGGTGCTAGACCTAGTACGGCTAAACCTGGTACTAAATCAACCAAAAAATAAATTTGATTTGGAATAAATTTCATTTAGAATAAATTTCATTTAGTTAAAAAACAAAAGAATTATTAAAATAATTCTTTTGTTTTTATTGGAACTCTAATTTAGTTCCAACCTAACTAATATCCATTATTATTTACAAACTGTCGAAATCAATCTCATCGTAACCGCCGTCTGATACATCCTCTCCATCACCATTAGAGAAGACAAATCCACAGTCATTCTCCTCGTCATAAGTCTCATTCTTGCCGTATGGATTATCGTAGTAAGACATTGGAATCTGACCACCGCGGATAAGACGTTGTACGATATCATCTGGTACCTTCTTAATGACATCAAGCCACTTTGCATCAAAGTCACGCTTAGACGCAATAACAACTTGACCAGTTGCGATATGGTTTGAAGACCTCAACTTCTTTCCCTTGCCAGCCTTGTTACCACGTCGTGTCATTGAACCAGAGATACGAGCCCGACACTCGGTCTTGAACAAAACATCATCTTTGGAAATGACTTTGACCACTACCTTATTACCACCATCAAGTTTGGTGATAACACAGTACACTTGATCCTCGTCAACATCATAATCAGAAATGTTTGACTTACGAATAACACCACAACTTGCTGCCTTCATGCGTGCTGATTCTGCCTTAGATGGAGGCTTCACCATCCTATTAGACATTTTTGCTGGAACTGTATCGTCTTCGCAAATATCAGATGTGGTAGCAGTAGCAGTAGAAGTAATAAGATCATCACTATCTTCCGCATCTGCTTCAAGTTCTGCCTCACGTTCCATACGTTGTATGTAGGCACGAGTGTAGGCATCAATTGAACTTACCTTTGTACTTACCTTTGTACTGTCTTCCTTCTCTGCAAGATTGAAAATAGCCAAAGGCTTAGCAGAAGCAGATACAGAAGTAGATACAGACGCAGGCTTTGATGGAATATGCTTTGGCTTGGGTGCCAAGAGTTCAATGCCTTGGTTCAAAGTTGCCATAACAGCATCCAACTGAGAAGTAGGACCAGTTACACGGATTGAATCGTGTCCAAGACTACAACTCACTAGAGGAGTCTCATGTGTGGTAACAGATTCAGTGAGTGTAATCACTGGTAGGATGTTCGAAATCTTCGGAAGAGGAATTACTCTGGTCTCCATAGCAACACCATGTGTCTTAAGACGAGTGTTGATATTCGAAATGGTATCAATACCAGTTACCATCCTGTCAATATTATCGGCAATAATGGTAATGTAATTCTTAGCTGACTCTTCTTCAGGATTGAAATAGAGTGCACATCTTGAAACTTCTGATAGTTTTGACTTGTAGCGCTCAATAGCAGCTAGACGACTACCTACGCAGATGTTCAAGGAAAGCTTACCAGACTTAGTATTACGAAGATTTCTGAGATTCTGGGTAATAAATGGATTGTATCGTCCTACTGGAACGACAAATCCAACACTTGATGATACTGAACTAGCATCATCATTTTGTGAAGGGGGGGCTCTAATCCCTGTAAGGGCAGAAGAGCGAGCCGATACTGCACTGAGGCCAGTACCTGCTGAATTTCTATGATTTTTCCTTTGGAAGCTCATGGTTATTCTTAATAGGTTTTTTTAAATGTACATTATATTAGTATTATTTTTCAATTTTTAATAATATTTTTAGATCATATTATATCTATATTAATATAGATATAATATGAGGCTAAGCTAGGCTAAACTAAACTAAACTAAGCTAAACTAAACTAAACTAAACTAAATTTAATAATAATTTTTTAAATACTTATCAACTAATTGTTGATATTCTGCAGATTCAGCTGATCTTATTTTTTTTGATCCAGTTGCATTCTGTATTTTACTCTTGGAGTTTTCTGATTCTCTTCTTCTAGTAAATCTTAATTTAGATGAAAGAGAGCTTAAGCTACGAGATAAACGAGTTTTCTTAAAAGCAGGGCCTGTAAAATATGAATAAGCCAAAAAAATTAATAATGCGTAAACTGCATATTTAAGTATTTTATTGGATGATGATTTTCCAGAAGACGATTTACCTACACTAGTGCCTGTTCCAACCGATGAAGCAGATGTTGTAATAGGATTTGCTGAGCTTGTTGAAGAAAATGTTTGCGATGCAGATGGACTTAAATTTGAAATAACTTTACCTGTTGCTGGTACTGAAACAGCAGGAACAGCAGGAACAGTAGGTGGTAGGGGATTTTCAGCGCCACCAGTAAAGTTTTTTACAAAAAGTGTAAAATTTAATGTATCAACAGCGGACGATTCTGTATTCATTCTAGATATATATTAGTATATTTACAAAAAAAAATGATCTATATATTTTTAATTAAAATACTTTATATTAAGGCACTACTAAATTGTTTTTATTTAAGAAAAAATTATGAATTCAAACTGTAAAGACAATTTATTCTAAACAAAAACTTAAACAAAAACTTAAACAAAAACTTAAACTTAAATTTATTGATTTAGATTTTAACCAATACCAAGTAATTTATTAAATTCATATATTGACTTATTTCTAAACTTTGATCTATTTCTGGAACATCAATTTGTACTGTACGATCAATTACCCATCTTAATTTATTGGGTAATGAAATATCTGTAAAATCTTTAATAAATGATCCAAGGCCAGGTTCAGAATGTTTTGGTCTATGTGGAAGATTAACATTCAGAATATTCGATTCCATATCAAATGTATAAAATTTTGATTCCAAATCTGAATTAATTTTTGAACTATCAATCCACATAATAAATAACCTAGTTCCTGATTTAGATCTAAAATTTATTTCACCGATATAATTTTCCCAAGAATCAGAATTAGTATTTGCATATTGAGAGGAGAAGATACTAATTATATTATCAAATTTTTGATTAAGTTTTACCATATTATAATAATATGTGTTCCAAATATTATGTTCAAATCTATCATTAAATTTATTCCATCTGTATGAAATATCTCCTAATACAAATTTAAATCTTGTATCATATTGTACTTTAACTTGTGATTCGTGTAATTTCGCTAAATCTAAATCTAACCCAACATATTGAGTAGTTCCTCTAGACATAAAATGTCTATGATATTGACCCATTGAACCACAACCAATATCTAATACGGATCCCCTATTCATTTGTGTGAGTACAGAATTATATATTTTTTGTGTATAATCAAATACAGGCTGCATTTGTACAAGTCCAGACTGAATTAAATCTCCATACCATGGTGATTCATATAAATCCTTAAGTTGTTTAATTTCAAAATAGTTATTAAATTTGAATAGAATATCATTAATAATATTATCTGGATTTGGTTTTTTACCAGCCTCTCTTTTGTAAACAGGTATAAATTTATTATTTTGATTTGGAGCTAATCTATATACCGCTCTTGGATCATAATCAGATGGCCGATATCTATCAATAATATCAGAATAATCTGTTCTTTCTCTACTAAAAAACTTGCGTCCATTGAAAAAAAGGTCAATAGTTAAATCTTCTTTTGGTTTAAGTTTGACTAGACTTTTCTTGGTGGTAGGAACATTTGGAGAAATAACAAGTCCATCGTGAGAAACAATTGTTTTAACTACTGGTGTATTGATATAAGTGAATAAATTATCAAGTTGATCAATATATGTATTCCAATTTGTAGTATTTAATTTCCAATATTTTTTAGGAAACCATATTAATCCTTTTGGTTTTTTTGTTGATAAATCTCTCCACTTGAATGATTCTTTAATATTATGTATCATATCTTCATTAATTGTTGATCTTGTATCTAGATCGATTTCATAATCAGACTTGAGATCAGATTCTGTTTCATCTCCAGACTTAAAATCAGATTCAGTATTATGAACCGACTTAATTTTTTGTAAAAAATATGATTCAATTTCTTGATACATTTCTGATAAATTAGAGAATATTTTATCAGTTGATTCAATATAAAATACATATAGTATTGGTGGATTAGTATCTATTTGATAACATTCACCTTCTATTTTTGTCCAGGTTGGAGGAAACACCGGAAAAAATATGTCATGTTCCGTTAATGGTACTTCTTGGAAGATACCATCTATTTTTAATGATATAAAGGGCTCATAATTAAAACTATGAGCTATTGCACCTGGCGATTGATGCACAGGGCAACGAAAACTGAAAGAAGTTTTATGTTCTGCCATTTTAAGTTTTGATACACTAAATTCTTAGTACTTATTCACTGAGATATTTTTCAATTTTTTTATCAATACAATTGACAAGGAATTAGATAAGTAAAATAATATAATTGTACAGATCCATATAAAATAAATCGATAAAATTTTGTTGTCCAGTACAATTAGTAATTTCTTAGAAATTTATCTAAAGCTTAAAATATATAAATGTTTAGTTTATTCAAAATATTAATTTTATTAGCTAGTTTTTTACCACTTATTTTCGCTGATTGTACGTCTGGTGAAATTACAGGTAATTGTTGTGATTTTGTAAGTAATGGTTATATAGATCTCTCAAATGTTACAAAGATTGGTGATAGTGCATTTTGGTCATGTGAATCTTTAACAAGTGTAAGATTCGGCCAAAATCTTACATCTATTGGTAATAAAGCATTTGGATTTACAGGAATAACAAATCTTACACTTCCTGATAGTCTTCAAACGATTTATTTTCAAGCATTTTATTATTGTAAAGATTTAACAAGTGTAAAATTTGGCCAAAATCTTATATCTATTGGTACAGGAGCATTTAGATCAACAGGAATAACAAATCTAGTACTTCCTAATAGTCTGAAAGGGATTGATATTCAAGCATTTTATTATTGTAAAGATTTAACAAGTGTAAAATTTGGCCAAAATCTTATATCTATTGGTGAAAGAGCATTTGGATCTACAGGAATAACAAATCTTACACTTCCTAATAGTCTGGAAGAGATTGGTCAAGGAGCATTTGATTCATGTACATCTATAACAAGTGTAAAATTTGGCCAAAATCTTACATATATTGCTATTGGAGCATTTGGATCTACAGGAATAACAAATCTAATACTTCCTGATAGTCTTCAACAGATTGGTTTTCAAGCATTTAAATATTGTACAAATTTAACAAGTGTAAGCTTCGGTAAAAATCTTATATCTATTGGTCCACAAGCATTTGAATTAACAGGAATAACAAACATCTATATGCCTAGGTCTTTATATAATAAATTTAATACCAGCACCAACACTTTATCATTTACTGTTGATAAAACATCTTCTGAAGATAAATCAATAAGACTAGAAAGTTATAATGAAACAGTTACAGACATATATAATTGTACAAATCCATCTGATCCGGTTCAGATAACATCTGATTGTAAATATTCAAACACAATAGATAATCCTACGCCGACACCAAAGCCAACTAATCCGCCTACACCCATACCAACTAATCCACCAACTAATCCGCCAACTAATCCGCCAACTAATCCGCCAACTAATCCGCCAACTTATCCGCCTACACCCATACCAACTAATCCGCCAACTATTTCGCCTACACCCATACCAACTAATCCGCCCACATCAACACCAACTATTTCGCCTGATCCACCCACACCTACTTTAAGTACTTTAGAAATAGTATTAATTGTAATTTTATCTGTAATTGTTGTAGGTGGTATAATTGGAATTGCATTTATTATCAAAAATAAATATATTAATTGTAATAAAAATATGGAATTCACTAAACAAGTTGATAATTGCGAAAATTAGGTCATATAATATCTAAAATATTGATAGGATTTAACAAGATATTTTATAAACAATTTGTTTTCAATACAATTGACTTATGGAATTAGATAAGTTAAAATTAATTTGTAATCATAGAAAAAATATGTTTGGCTTTTATAATTCCTTAAGTTAATTGTATTAATTTTTTTTTTGAATTAAACCAAATTAAAATAAATTAATAGCAGTATTCTTTAGTTGGATCAAATATTCTATTCTTATAGGTTTTTCTATGTAATTTAATAATATCTGATTTAATAACTTTACGTCTTTTAAAGGTTTTATTTTTTAGAATAATAAATTCTCTATCTAAATAATCAATCCAAAAAGGTTTTAGCCTTTTATCATGATGAATATACATTTTCTGGTTGTTTGGCAAGCCATCAATGATTTCAATATATCTGCAATTAGTTAATTGACACATATGATATTTATAAAATTTATTATATGATTTG